TGTTTGGATGGTTAACAACTAACTCGTATTTTAAAGACCTAAATAATGTAAACCTTAGAGAAGTTATGTATAAGAAACAGATGCAGGCTATCGAAGAAGAACTTACTCCATTTGGTTTTTATGACGATGGTGGTCCAGAAAAACCCCCTCTAAACTTCTAGAAATCGTGCAAAAACTAAATAAAATGTAGACATGAATTTTGTCTAAAAGTAAAACTTATTAACAAGGAGAATTACAATGCCGTTTCAATTATCTCCAGGCGTTGCAGTCGTAGAAAAAGATTTCACTTCTATCGTTCCAGCCGTATCATCATCAATTGGTGCTTTCGCTGGTGCATTTCCGTGGGGTCCAGTTATGGAGCCTACCACTGTTGGATCCGAAAACGAATTAGTTCGTCGCTTCGGTAAACCAAACGATAGTAATTTTAGTTCTTTCTTCACTGCTGCGAACTTCCTATCTTATACAAATAACCTATTGCTAGTTCGTGCAGACGCTGGACACTTGAATGCTGTGGCGACTCCAACAGGTGGTGTAGCTACTGCAGTTATTTCAGCTGCAGGTTCTGGTTATACTTCTACCGCAGCTGCTCCTGCTGTAACAGTTAGTGCACCAGATGATGCTGGTGGTGAGCAAGCCACTATTACAGCTACAATATCTGGTGGTACTATTACTGCGATTGCAGTATCAACTGCTGGTGCTGGATATGATTCTACACCAACAGTAACTATTACTCCAGCAGCTGGTGATACTGGTTCTGGTGCTGCAGCTACTGCTGTGATGACTACACCAACTATTTCTGGTGCTGCAGTTTCTGGCACTGCTGGTGAGTTCACTTGTACTGCTACTACTATAACAGTTGGTGATTTAATCGCTATTTCTGGAACAATATCTGGTACAGCTACTATTACTGGTTATTCAACTCCAACTACATACAAAGTTTCTGCCATCACTGGTTCTGGTGCTTCCGTAACAGGATTCACTTTAACTACTACAGGTGATGTTGCAATTGTTACTAGTGTAGGAACTACAACTGGTTTAACTCTTAGCAATACTTCACAACAAACTGTTGCTTCAATTACAGTAGGTACAGCGGGATCTGGTTATAAAGCCACTCCAACAGTAACTTTATCTGGTGGTACACCAACTACTGCTGCAACAATTGGTGCAGTAACGATTTCTTCTTCTACCATTACTGCTCTTACTATTGGAACAGCTGGTACTGGTTACTCTTCTGCTCCAACAATTACGATCGCAGCACCTCCATCTGGAACTACTGCAACAGCAACAGCTACTATTACTACTGCTGGTGTTAAAATTATCAATGGTGAAACTTATACTTCTAGTTTCTCTGCTGGTGCTGGTGTTGTTGGAACTTGGGCAGCAAAATATCCAGGAACTCTAGGTAATAGCCTAAAAGTTTCTATCGCTGATTCTGCTGGTTTTACTGGCTGGACATATGCAGCTGAGTTTGATTCTGCACCAGGAACTTCTCCATACACAGCAAGTGTAGGTGGATCTGGCGACGAAGTGCATGTAATCGTTATCGATGAAGATGGATTGTGGACTGGTACAGCTGGAACTGTTCTAGAAAAATTTGCTAATCTTTCTAAAGCATCTGATGGTAAAAAATCCGATGGTACAAATAACTATTACAAAGATGCTATCAACAGTCGTTCAGAATACATCTGGTGGATGGATCACCCAACTGCAGTAACAGGTACTACTTCATGGGGTGCTACTGCAGCAGGTTCTACATTTAAGACACTAACTGCTGTTCAAACTGTATCTCTTTCTGGTGGTACAGATGACTACGCATTAACTGATGGTGAAAAACAATCTGCCTTTGCATTGTTTGCTAACGCTGAACAGTATGATGTTTCTCTAGTTATGCTAGGTAAAGCATCTACCACTGTTGCACAATATGTAATTAGCAATATTTGCGAAACTCGTCTAGATTGTATCGCTTTGATTTCTCCAGAGAGAGTATCAAATGGTGACACAATTATCGGTGCAACTTCTACAGAGATTGGTTACATTACCGCATATCGTGATGCTCTTTCAAGCACATCATATGCAGTTATGGATTCTGGTGCTAAGTATCAATATGACCGATACAATGACAAATATCGCTATGTCCCATTAAATGGTGATGTGGCTGGTTTATGTGCTCGCACTGACTACACTAATGATCCATGGTTCTCTCCAGGTGGTCTAAATCGTGGTCAAATTAAGAATGTGGTTCGTTTGGCAGTTAATCCAACTAAGACACAGCGTGACACTCTTTACAAGAAAGGTGTTAACCCTGTTGTTACATTCCCAGGAGAAGGAACTGTTCTCTTTGGTGATAAGACTCTGTTGGCTAAACCATCTGCTTTCGATCGTATCAATGTTCGTCGCCTATTCATCGTTATGGAAAAAGCGATTGCAACTGCTGCTAAGTTCCAGTTGTTCGAATTTAACGATTCGTTCACTCGTGCACAGTTTAAGAACTTGGTAGAGCCATTCCTCCGTGATGTACAAGGTCGTCGTGGTATTACTGATTTCGTTGTTAAGTGCGATGAGTCTAACAACACAGGTGAAGTTATCGATCGCAATGAGTTTATTGCAGATATCTTCGTTAAGCCAAATCGTTCTATCAACTTTATTACTCTCAACTTCGTTGCTGCTCGCTCTGCGATTAACTTCAGCGAAATTGGTGCTTAATAACAGATAAATAAAGATAAGAACAAGGAGAATTAAATGGCAAATATTGCTGATTTTAAAGCGCAAATGATTGGTGGCGGTGCTCGCCCGAATCAGTTCCGTGTTGAATTATCTTTCCCATCTTATGTTACATTGGGTGTGGTAGCAGGACAGCGTGCACAGTTCTTGTGTAAAGCTGCTCAGTTACCTGCTTCCACAATCGAGACACTTCCTGTTCTCTATCGTGGTCGCCCAGTGAACTTTGCTGGTGAAAGAACTTTCCAACCATGGACTGTAACAATTTACAACGATACAACTTTTGGTATCCGTAATGCACTAGAGCAGTGGCAATCTGGTATTCAGAATTATAATACTACCAATGGTCGTATTAATCCAACTGACTATCAAGTTGACTTAAATGTTCATCAACTAGATCGCAACGGAGCAATTATCAAGAGTTATAAATTTGTAGATGCATTCCCAACTGCTATCTCAGCTGTTGGCTTAGATTACGAGCAACAAAATGCAATTGAACAGTTTGATGTAGAGTTTACATATAACTTCTTTACTTCAAACACTGGGGCAGCTGCTGGATTTGGTGTCAATGTTTCTATCGACACTCCAGTTGGTTCGTTCCCTCTTTAATAATTAACTGAAGGTTTTTACATTATGCAACTATTTGGCTTTGAGATAAAGCGTAAACAAGGACAGGAACTACCGAGCGTAGTTCCTCCTAGTCCAATTGAGACAGGATCAACTGTAGTAAACACTGGTGTTAATGCTGGTGGGTACTACGGTATGGTCATGGATCTTGAGGGCACAATTAAGAATGAAAATGATTTAATTCGTCGTTATCGTGAGGTTTCTCAGTATAGCGATTGTGATGGTGCGATTGAAGATATCGTAAATGAAGCAATCGTTGCAGATGAATCTAGAAGATCTGTTGAGTTAGAATTAGATGAACTAAAAATTTCTGCTTCAATCAAGACTAAGATTAAAGAAGAATTTGATAATGTACTCCGTATATTAAAGTTTGACGAAAGAGCACATGAAATTTTCCGTACATGGTACATCGATGGAAGATTATATTATCAAATTCTTATAGACGAAAATAATATTAAACAAGGTATCGTTGAACTTCGTTACATCGATCCTCGTAAAATTCGTCGCATTAAGAATATTAAAAAAGAAAGATCAGCACAAGGTGTTGATGTTGTAAAAGAGATCGAAGAATATTATCTTTACAACGACAAAGGAATTACAGAGCAAACAACACAAGGTGTTAAGTTGGCTCTTGATTCAGTGGTCTATGCTCCATCAGGATATGTAGATCAAAATACTGGAATGATGATGTCTTATCTACATAAGGCAATCAAACCAGTAAATCAATTAAAGATGATTGAAGACTCTTTGGTCATCTATCGTATCAGCCGTGCACCTGAACGAAGAATTTTTTACATTGATGTTGGTAATTTACCAAAGTTGAAAGCAGAGCAGTATGTAACGGACATTATGAATAAGTTCCGTAACAAGATTGTTTATGATGCAACTACTGGTGAAACTCGTGACGATCGTCGTCACTTGTCAATGATGGAAGACTTCTGGATGCCTCGTCGTGAGGGTGGTAAAGGCACAGAGATTACTACTCTTCCAGGTGGACAAAATCTGGGTGAGATTCAGGACATCGAATACTTCCAA